AGATACCTATTACTACTACTGCGTCTTAAGCTCTAGTGGTGCAGAAAACGTGACGACCACAGTGGCTACTGTTGTTGTTTCTTAATGGGAGGGTTGATCATGGCAGATGAAAAATTAAAGATTGACGAAGCCGCTGAAGAAAGAAGCACCACCATTGATATTGGCGGTACAGAGTTTAAGATGATTCTTACCACTAAAGCTACAAAGGAAATTGCCAAGCGCTATGGTGGTCTTGAGAATTTGGGCGATAAGCTCATGAAAACTGAGAACTTTGAAATGGCGCTCGAGGAGGTGGTGTGGCTCATCACCCTTCTGGCAAACCAATCCATCCTGATCCACAATATTAGGAACAAGGATGATAAAAAAGAACTTCTCACAGAAGATGAAGTGGAGCTTCTTACCACTCCTTTTGACCTGGCTAATTACAAGAATGCCATCATGGCCAGTATGATGAAAGGCACAAAAAGGAATGTGGAGAGTGACGACTCAAAAAACGAGGTGGTCGGGTAAGTGATGAACAAGTCTTTACCCGACTTATTTACTTTGGAACAGTCCATCTTAGACGATCTGAAGATGAGGTGTGGCTCATGCCCATTGGCTATTTGTTGGACCTTTGGGAATGTCACAAGCAATTTGCCGGAATATCGAAACCAAAACAAGAGCGCTACATCGATGAGATTATCCCAGAATTTCTATAACAAAAACATTTAGAGTGGCACCTTAGGCGGTGTCATTTTTTATGCCCCAAAGGAGGTGAACGCTATGTCGGACTTCGGCCTAAAAATCGGTGTTGAGGGTGAAAAGGAGTTCAAGAGCTCTCTTCGAGATATCAATCAAACATTCAAGGTGCTGGGTTCTGAAATGAATCTGGTTACTTCACAGTTTGATAAGCAAGATAAATCCATCAAGGCTATTACAGCAAGAAATGAAGTCTTAAATAAAGAGATCGATGCTCAAAAAAGTAAAGTATCCACCCTTGAAGCTGCGCTGAAAAATGCTGCTGAGTCCTTTGGGGAGAATGACAAAAGAACAAAAGCCTGGCAGATCCAGCTAAACAATGCAAATGCAGATCTAAATAAAATGGAAAAAGAGCTGGATGACAACAACAAGGCTCTTGATGCAGCCAGTGATGGGTTTGATGATGCTGGTAAAGAAGCAGACAAATTTGGGGATGAAATCAAAGACTCTGCTAAAGTGGCAGATGATTCCGGTGGTAAGTTTGAAAAGCTCGGTTCAGTTATGAAAGGTGTAGCTGCCGGGATTGGCGTTGCCATGGCTGCCATTGGGACTGCTGCTGTCACCGCAGGTAAAAAGCTCTTTGATATGGCTAATGATGCTGCGGCTGCAGGGGATGAGATCGATAAGGCCAGCCAAAGGATAGGGCTTTCCAGGCAAGGTTATCAAGAGTGGGACTATGTCCTTTCCCAAAACGGTGCCAGCATCTCATCCTTAGAAAACGGAATGAAGAAACTTAATAACACCGTAGACGATGCCATCAATGGGAGTTCCTCAGCCACAGAAAAGTTTCAACGCCTAGGGATTTCAATGGCGGACCTTGAGGGTAAATCCCGAGAAGAAGTCTTTGAGATGACCATTAAAGGTCTTCAAGGCATCTCTGATGAAGGTGAAAAAGCGGCCATTGCTAATGACTTGCTTGGAACATCTTCAGTTGAGCTGGGGGCACTTTTAAACCAGACCGCTGAAAGCACCGATGCCTTAAAGAACAAAGCCAGTGAACTTGGACTGGTAATGAGTGACGAATCTGTGGACGCTGCGGTGAACTACACCGACGCCATGGATAATCTCACCCGCTCTTTTGCAGGTGTGAAAAACAACATCACTTCTCAGCTCCTTCCTGGTTTTACCATGGTCCTTGATGGCTTAACAGGTCTGATTACTGGACAAGAAGGTGCCGCAGAACAGTTAAAAGAAGGAGCCAGGCAGACTGTAGAGCAGATCTCGATTATCCTGCCACAAATCTTGGAAGTGGTCACAGGGCTTATTTCTGCCATTGCTGAAGTAGCTCCGGATCTTATTCTTGCTCTTGTCGATGGGATTTTGAATAACCTGCCTACTCTGATTGAAGCAGCCACTAACATCATCATGACACTTGTAGGTGGTTTAATTGAAGCCTTACCTCAGATCACAGATGGTGCACTTCAACTGATTCTAGCCCTGGTAGACGGAATCATCACCAATCTACCGGCTCTGGTTGAAGCGGCTCTTGTCATGATCGTGACCCTTGCTACTGGACTTGGAGAGGCGCTGCCGGAGCTTATCCCATCCATTGTAGAAGCAGTGATTCTTATTGCCACAACCTTAATCAATAACCTGGATTTGGTGCTTGATGCAGCTTTTCAGATCATCAGTGGACTGGCACAAGGACTTTTAAACTCTCTACCTTCCTTGATTCAGGCGCTCCCCCAAATCATTAACAGCATCATTACCTTCATCACAAGTAATCTACCGAAGATTATTGAAATGGGTGTGCAGCTGACCATTCAGCTGGCAGCAGGACTTATCCGTGCTGTTCCTCAGCTCGTTGCGCAGCTTCCACAGATAATTACAGCAATTGTCACTGGTCTTGGCCGGGCTATTCCATCCATGATGGATGTGGGACGAAACATGGCCAAAGGATTATGGGATGGTATCTCCTCCATGATTGGCTGGCTGAAAGGAAAAGTCGACAGCATGGTCAGTGGCATTGTTAAAGGCGTTAAAGGGGTTCTTGGTATCCGTTCTCCTTCAAAAGTTTTTGCTGGCATTGGTGCCAACATGAGTGAAGGTATTGGCGAGGGATTTACAGACGCCATGAGTGGTGTTGAAAAAGATATTGAGGGAGCAATTCCAACAGACTTTGATTTGGACCTAAACTCTCAGGTCACTGGAAGCCTTGGTGGTTCTGAAGGCGCTGTCTTTGATGTAACCATCCCTCTTACCATTGATGGCAATATCTTAACTCGCGTTATTGCACAGCTTCAGTGGAACCAGAATACCGTCACTGTTAGAAATCTTGGTGTGGCAGGAAGTTAACAGAAAGGAGGCGTTTCCTTGATTGAAATATACTCAGGTGCAACTTTGATTCAGTCCATTCAGAAAGTCATCAGCTCCAATTTGAGAGAAACACTTGATGGTGAATTCACCCTATCATTTAATGTTATGGCAAGGTCTTCATTGGCTCTAAAAACAAAGCAGATAGCTAAACTGGATAATCAGTATTTTGAAATTGTGCAGATTGGGAAATCAATTCAAGGGAGTCTCCCTACCTGTTCTGTTCTCTGTGAGCATGTTTCCTATCTGCTCAACCACGAGATGTACAATATCACAGAATTTGACTTTACGGGAGATCCGGCTATGGGATTGTCTCAGCTTCTTGCTGGGACTCCCTTTACTGCAGGAGTAGTTGATTTTACAGAAAGCATCACCATGAAAATAAACCAGAAGGTTTCAAGAAGGGCTGCCCTTATGCAGTACATCGCCATCCTTGGTGGAGAGATTGAGTACAATGGCTATAACATCAACATCCGAAGTCACAGGGGGACCATTGACTATATTCCTGTGATGGGTTCAAAGAATGTTACTAATGTGGCGGTATCCCATGATTCCCGGGAGAATGCTTCATCCTATGACATTTCCTTTTTCAAGCTGATGGATTTGGCTGTGGGCGATAATGTGCACATCATCTTCTATCCCTTAGGTATTAATGTTAAGACGAGGATCATCTCACTTGAATACAATCCGTTCTACCGTTACAACATTCGGGTGGAAGTTGGACGGTATAGACCAAGCATTTCTGATACCTTTTATCGGATCGAGAGTTCCCTTTCTAATGTGGGTAGCTCAGTTGATGATATTCAAACACAAGTGAATGACCTGGGGGTTTCATATACTATTGTCTCAAATCTTGTAGTTACTGAAACCACCATTGATGTGACTTACACTGTTGAAAAGGGCGATACCCATCAATACCATGCCCAGTATCAATACACCACTGACAGCGGAGGCAGGATTACAAGCATAACCCTCGACAACATTTTCTCGGAGCTACTCTTAAAGGAAGTGTCCACTTTAACGGTGGATATGATGAGTTTTTATATTGAATATGCAGACGGAACAACAGCGACATATAACTACACCGTGGATAGTGGTGGTCGAATCACCAGCGTCACCAAAGTATAAAGGAGGGCTGATTCCATGAGTTATGATCATATTTTCAATAATACCTTGGCCATCTGGACAGCCTTTGGAGGACGTGGAGAAGTACTCTTCACCATCCCAACACTGAGCTGGTCCAAGAAGTACTATAACAACTTTGGCTATACCCAATATGGAAGTGAGAAGCAGATCAATGTCTATGACAACGGCAATGCTCAAATAGCAGTTTATTACGCCAAGACCCCCTACATGTCCTATTGGAACAAGACCACAAAGCAGTGGACCGTTGTCAGCGTTCCTTGGTGGAGCTATGGTCAGCCGGAGATTCTTTATGCGGCGGATGGTGTCTTTATTGCTAAGATCGTGGGCCTTGCCAATGTTATTGCTTCCTTTGATGGTATCACTTGGCATAATGCGGGTTATTGCCCGGGAGCTTATAACGCCATGACCTGTGGCGCTTATGATATGGCAATAGGCTCTGGTATCGTCAGCTGGTGGTACTATAAGTCACCAGTCTACTACAGCTTTGATTCTCTTGAAGAAAGAACCGCCTGGACCTTGGTTGGGTCAGATGGAACTTCGGTACCGATCTTTAAATACCTGACCACCCATAAAGGAAACTTTGTCGGCGTGGTTGGTGGAGATAAATCCATCGCAAGAGCCAGTTCAGCCAGTCCTGGACTTTGGACCACGACAATTGGAGAAGATCTTAATGATACCCGGTATATGTTTATCCGGTCCGTCAATGACGTCCTCTTTGTAATGAAGTTCAACTATACCAACGTAGGAGGCGAATACACTTACTATGTGAAGCTCTGCGTGATGAGTGATGATGCCACTCAGATTACAGAGACAAACCTTTCCTGGGTAGGAGATCTGGCCAACAACAACATCCCTAATCCAAGAAACATCATCTGGATGGAGGACTGGGGCAAGTTTGCACTTCTTAAAGAGAGTATGCTCTGCGTATCCAATGATGGACTGTATTGGGAGGGCGTTGAGCAGCCGGGATTCACCACAAGTCAGTACGATACCTTCGATGGAGCCATATACATTCCAGGAGACGGGTTCTATGCGAAGGCCAGCGGCTACGTTTACTACGCGCCTTACTAATATAAGCTTGACTTCTATCAGATTATGACGCTCTTAACCGGGCGTCTTTTTATATACAAATATTTATGAAAGCGAGGAAATTACATGAGAGATATTTGGACTTTTATTCAAATGGTCTTTGCTGGCCTTGGTGGTTGGCTTGGCTGGTTTCTCGGAGGTTACGATGGATTTTTATATGCCCTGATCGCCTTTGTAGTGATTGACTATATTCTTGGAGTAATGTGCGCTGTTTTAGAAAAGCATCTTTCCAGCGATGTAGGTGCTCGGGGCATTTTCAAGAAAGTGGTGATCTTCTCCCTTGTAGGCATTGCCCACATTATTGATCAGAACATTATCGGAGATGGCGGCGCCATCAGAACCGCTGTTATCTTCTTCTACCTATCCAATGAAGGAATCAGCATCATTGAAAACTCAACAAGAATCGGACTTCCTGTACCTGAGAAACTCAAAGAAATTCTTGAACAGCTCAAAGATGGTGGAGACAAGGATGGAACAAAGTAATGCGTGGCCATCTTGAAGGAGGAGAACCATGAACCTTAAAAAACTAATTTTTACAGAAAATGAATGCTATAAAGTGGGCAGGAAAATCAAACCGGGAGGCATTATGGTCCACAGCACCGGGGCTAACAATCCCTATCTCCGAAGGTATGTTGGTCCAGATGATGGCATCTTGGGAGAGAACCAGTATAACAACCACTGGAATCAACATAGGCCCAGTGGCAGACAAGTCTGTGTCCATGCCTTTATTGGGAAACTAAAAAATGGCACTATCGCTACCTATCAGACACTGCCTTGGGACCATAGAGGCTGGCATGCAGGTGGTGACGCCAACAATAGTCACATCGGATTTGAGATCTGTGAAGACAGCCTGTCCGACGCCTCATATTTCAATGCGGTATACAAGGAAGCCACAGAGCTTTGTGCGCATCTTTGCAAACTCTATAACCTAACCGAGAAGGATATCCTTGGCCACTATGAAGGCTATCAAAAGAAGATCGCCAGCAATCATGGAGATCCTCGGCACTGGTTCTCTAAGCATGGTAAGAGTATGGATACTTTTAGAGCTGATGTTAGAAAGCTACTGACGGTTCCTGAATCAGAGACTAAAAAGCTTTATAGGGTTCAGGTCGGTGCATACAGCATCAAGTCTAATGCGGACGCTATGCTGGCCAGAGTAAAAGCTGCAGGCTTTACAGATGCCTTTATCAAAATTGAATAATTGAGTCTTTGCCCTTGGAGGATTAAAACTTCTGAGGGCATTATTTTTTTGTAATTTCACAAAACCGTCAGATTTCTGTTCATCTCATGGCTACCAGATAGAGGGGAACAAATAATGACCCTTCAGAAAGAGGTGATGGATATGAAGCACAACTTAAAAATCAGTGTTTCAAAAATGCCACAGACAGGCGGAATCGTTACTTGCCGTAATGTCACCGTAAGGGAGCGCCTTCTACGTTTCCTCCTTGGAGATAAACAGCGTGTAACGATTCTGATTCCAGGAGATAGCGTCCAGGAACTTGCTATCTGTGAGACTACGAAAGGAGGAAATGGACTTGAGCAAAGTAAAGTTACTGCTTGATGTGGTAAGTGACATGCGAAGCCTTGCAGACAGCATAGAAATGGTTTGTAAGGCAATGACCGAAAGCGATGCTGCGCCTGAAGAAGTGCCTGCCACAAAAACAGAACCAGCAAATGAGTCGGATATCCCACTTGAAAAAGTACGCATGGTCCTTGCAGAAAAAAGCCAGCTTGGTTTTACTGCAGAAGTCAGAGCTATTATCGGAAAGTATGGTGCTGATAAGCTTAGTGCTGTTGACAAGGCATACTATGCTGACATCTTAAAAGATGCGGAGGTTCTTGGCAATGGGTAATCACGCAATATTATCTGCATCTTCATCCCACAGATGGCTTCATTGTTTGCCGTCTGCAAGGCTTGAACTAGAGTTTGAAAATACCAGTGGAGAAGCAGCGAAAGCCGGTACTGCAGCACATGAACTCTCAGAACACAAACTGAAAAAGGCACTTCATATCAGAAGTAAGAGGCCCGTGTCAGGGTATGATTCAGATGAAATGGAAGAATGTACGGATGACTATGTTGCCTTTATCATGGAGCAGGTAGAACTTGCAAGAAAGTCCTGTACAGATCCTATCGTTCTAATTGAACAACGTCTTGACTTCTCTTGTTATGTGCCAGATGGATTTGGTACAGGAGATTGTGTAATCATTTCAGATGACAGACTTCACATAGTGGATTTTAAATACGGAATTGGAGTCCTTGTGGACGCAGAAAACAATCCACAGATGAAACTCTATGCATTAGGGGCTCTTGAAATTTATGACAGTCTTTATGACATCAAGGAAGTATCAATGACTATTTTCCAGCCACGAAGAGAAAATGTCAGCACCTGGACCATTCCGGTAGAAGAGCTTAAAGCCTGGGCAGAAGAGGAACTAAAACCAAAGGCAGCAAAAGCCTATCAAGGTGAAGGTGAATATATCCCTGGTCCATGGTGTACTTTCTGCAGAGCGTCCACAAGATGCCGTGCAAGGGCTGAAGAAAAGCTCAAGCTTGCCCAGATGGAGTTTAAGATGCCACCACTGCTTACAGATAGTGAGATTGAGGAAATTCTAATGATTATTCCAGATCTTACGAAGTGGGCAGGTGAAATAACTGCTTATGCCACAGATGCAGCAGTTAACCACGGAAAAGAGTGGAGTGGTTTTAAAGTTGTGGAAGGCCGCTCAGTTCGTAAGTACAAAGATGAAGATGCCGTAGCAGAAAAAGCTGTAGAAAGTGGATATAAGGATATTTACCGTAAGAGCCTTATTCCTTTGACGGAGATGCAAAAACTGATGGGTAAAACCAAATTTGAGGAAATACTCAGTGGCCTCATAATCAAACCACCGGGTAAGCCGACTCTTGTTCCTAGCACAGATAAAAGAGTGGCTATGAACGTAACAAACGCTAAAAACGAATTTAATGAAATTATGGAGGATTGATCATTATGAAAAACAATACAAATAGAACAAAGGTTATTACAGGTGTAAACACAAGACTCTCTTACTTCCACGGCTGGGAGCCGGTTTCCGTCAACGGTGGTGCTGAAAAATACAGCGTATCCGTACTCATTCCAAAGGACGATACAGAAACCATTAACGCAGTGAATGCCGCCATTGATGCTGCTATTGAAGAAGGCATCGCTAAGTTTGGTGGTAAGAAGCCCAACAAGGCTGCCATAAAAATCCCTCTGCGTGACGGGGATGTGGAGCGTGATGATGAGGCATATAAAGGGCATTATTTTATCAATGCCAACAGCAAAACTCCACCACAGATTGTGGACAAGAGCGTTAAGCCAATTATGGATCGTGGTGAGGTGTATAGCGGATGCTTTGCTAGGGTTTCATTAAATTTTTTCGCATTCAACTCCAACGGAAATAAAGGTGTGGCTTGTGGGCTTGGCAACATTCAAAAGATTAAAGATGGCGAGCCTCTTGGTGGAAAGAGT